CTCTGGAATTTTCAACCCGGCGTGGACATTCAGACCTGGTTGGTTGGCAAAATTGACTTCCTGCAAAAGAACGACCCGAATGCCTGGATACTGTACGACCGTTACGACCGGCGCACCGCCACGATGGATATTTTGAAAACCGATTTGCGTCCCGTTGTCTTTCGCAGCGTGGACGTTTTGAATTTTGGAATGGACGTTTCCGGCGTGCCAGATTGGGTTTTGTTCCGGGATACACGAATGGAGTATATCGCTGAGGGCGGGGCCGTTCGGCAAAAGCAACTGGAAACATTCTATCTGTACGCGCATGAAATCCTGATTCGCGCCCGCGAAGTGGGGCAAAAGACCGAAGTTCAGGAAGGCGAAACGCTTGTTTCTATCGACGTTCTGCCGATTGTGCAGGACGACCATGAACACGGGCAGGCGAAAGCGCCGGCCATTCCACCGTCGAAAAAGACCCGCGAGTTTTACGTTTCCACCGTCGTACACGGGGCCGGGGAAGTCCCTGCATTTTGCATAGGCGCATACCCGGACGCCGAAACCGATCAACAGACATTTGTGTCGTGGTTCTGGGAAGGGATGCCAGTGCTAAAGGAAGTTATCCGCGACCAAAATATGCACTGTGTTCACACGGTGTTAGAAGCGTTCCGCCGCCGGTACGAGTTTTCGCCCGTGTGCGAATACGAAACCGATAACGGCGAAAGATGCGGAAGCACGGGCCGACACGGCTGGATACAGACAAACGAGGGACAGATTAAGTGCCCCGGCTGCGGTGGTTCCGGCCTTCGCCCGAATTTCACGACAGAACAAGAGGTTATCCGTCTTTCCATGCCGGAAACGATGGACAAGGTTTTCGAACTTTCAAAACTCGCTTTTGTAGAGCCGGTTGATACGACATTGCTGGAGTATTGGGACAAGAAAATGGATGTTCACAAAATCCGTTTTGACGACGCTATTTTTGGCGATGGGATGTATAAGAAGCCGACCGGATCACAGCAGACAACGGCAACCGAAACGAACGAGCGCACCGACATGGCAGCCGATATTTTGCGTGCATTCGGGCTGGTTGTTTCGAAGGGTTACGAACTGGCATTCCGGGCATTGGCCGGATACCGGGAAGTTGGGCCTGTCCTGGTTAACCATTCCTATCCGGAACAGATCGACCTGCTCACGTTGGAGCAGGAAATAGCGAACTTCGCAGCCATTCAGGATGTCGATATTTACGAGGCGAAAGTCCATCAGCGGCACCGGATCATCGCCAAACAATTCGAGGGGGAACCGGAAACACACCGGCGCATTGCGGCATGGTATCAGTTTTTGCCATTCGACGACAAAACCCCGGAGGCGACAGCGCAAATTATCGCATCGCTTTCGGCCACAGACGACAATGTAATACTGTGGACATATTGGCTGCAAATTCGCCGGGAAGTAGACGCCGAAACGCCGAACTTCCATACGCTAACATACGAGCAGCAAAAGCGGATTGTGGATGCCAAAGTGCAGGAATTCAAGGGCCGGATTGAATTGGCCGGTGGCGATGCAGGTGCAGAGCCGCCGAACTTCAACACCGACCCGAACGCAGATAACCCGCAACCGGCAGCGTAATAAATGCCAACCCGTGAACAACTGGAAAAACGCCGCATTGCCGAAACCGACAAGGCGACAAAGGCGACAAATGGAGCCGTTCGCAGCCTGCAAAATGTGGCGTATGGGCTGGTAACAGACTGGTTAATCGGAAGCATCGAAACGGAAGACGGGAAGATAAAATACACGGCAAAGAATTTGGGCAAAGTGGCGGGGCTGTTTACTGTGTTCCAGAAATTCCAGAGGCAGTACCGGGCAACGATGTTAGGCGGTGTGCTGGATTGGGCAAGTAGTTTATTGGGGCTGAATAACGACTATTTTGAAACGTTTGAAAACCCAACGGAAGAAGTCGCGGACGCAGCCCGGCGCCTGACCCTGCAAAGATGGGGATACAACACTGTGACACGAGAACTGATACCGGGGGGATACTTTGAAACGCTGTTTAATTCGGCGAACGTCGCACAACGAACGGCAGGCCTTGTTAATCAGGCCATCGCGCAAAAAATGTCTTTGGCTCAGTTTCAGGACACGTTTCGGAAGATATTTGTGGGGCTGCCTGGCCAGGGGATGTTAGAAAGGCATTGGCGGACAAATAGTTTTGACCTTTACCAGCGGATCGACCGGACGGCAAACCTTGTTTATGCGGATCGTTTGGGCTTGGAGTATGCGATTTATAGCGGGACGCTGGAAGAAGACAGCCGCAAGTGGTGTATTGGCCATGTGAACAAGGTTTACAGCCGCCCGGAAATTGACGACTGGAAAAACCGCACTTGGAACGGGAAAAACAAATACAACTATGACCCTTATATGGATGCAGGTGGCCACCAATGTCGCCACCATTGGTCTTTTATCAGCAACGAAATCGCCGCGCATTTGCGGCCAGACATAAAAAAATAAATGATTTTCGCGCATTTTGATTGTGAAGTTTATAGAGTTGATTTGTTTATTGTGTATGCCGATGACATACCGACCGCCGAAATAGAACTTAGAAAAAAGGCTAAATTTGGTATTGATGACGAAAACCTGGAAGATTGGCAGGCCGGGTATGTGCAAAACAAAAGCCGTTTTGCGCTTCTTTTAATGCCGTCGGAAAGGCTTTTGAGAAACATAAACCATGAATCCAACCACATTGCAATGTCTATTTTAAATCGTGCCGGAGTACCGCATACGGTTGAAACAGATGAGGCTTTTTGTTATTTGGCAGATTGGGTTTTTGATAAAACGGTTTCACTTTTAAGAAAAAATGGCATAAGTGTTTAGTCTCCTGCAAAAATATCGTTTCACGGCCAATAAAAGTAAAATATGAAAATATACAAATTACAACTTGGCACTTACCCATTCATTTTGGTGGTTATTGTCGCTGAATCAAAACAGGCGGCTTTAGAAATCGCCATTTCCGAACACGCCGAATTTTCAAACTTCAAGGAATCCGATATATTTGAGTTTGACACTACTATTCCGGGAATTTTAATTGATGAAATTTTAGACTGAAATGCCTTTCAACCTCCTGCAAAAATATCGTTTCACGGCCAACGACGGCACCGGCGACACCACCGTTAGCCCGGTAAACGACGGCATGAAAAAACGATGGGAATTGCAGGACGACGGGGTTAGTTACCGGGTAACGCTATCTACGGAACTGCTGTTTAAAGGCGCGGACTATACCTATTTTAAGGCGATATTAGACGCCGGAACCGAATGCAGCGTTTCGATGCTGATAGAGCAGTTTTGCGACAATACATGGACAACATACTTTGCGGGCCGTATCGCACCGACCGAGGGAAAATACGACCTGGATAAGTGCGAGGTTTCGTTTAAGATTCTGCCCGATGACGTATACGAATGCGCCCGGCAGAACTTCTCCAAAGAGTACAATTTCCTTTTGTTTGGCACCGCCAAAACATTGCAGTCGCTTTACGGCACCATTGAAACCATCGTTTGCAGTTACGATGGGCCTGTTGTTATTCCGAACGTGCAACTGCTTTTCCTGCGCGACTGCTTTTCAGGGGGCACCCACGACGTGCAGTTTGACCCCGACCCAGACCCGACAACCGGATGGACACCGGTAAACCAAAACCAGGTATTCACCGGGGGCGATGTTTCGATAGATACCACCTGGAAACGTGAAACTGTTACGCAGGTAAGCCCGCCGCCGGGTTACGGTTGGGTGAATATCGGCGGAGACGATTGGGCGCGGCCTGTGTCGGTAGTATCTTCCGAGCAAGAACAGACAGAAACAACGTACACGTACGACGCCGTGATAGCGGACTTTGAGGTCAGCAACGGGCGGCTACTTTCCGACCTGATAATCAACGCCATCGATGAAACAGGCTGCGATATTGACGACATTATATCGAATTTCCTGGGCATTAACCCGGATGCCACAAACCCCACAAACGACGCATACGACTACGCCAAAGACGACGAGGGGGTAATGCAGTCGGTTTTGATCTTCCAAAAATCCGACGTGGTGAATGCCGATGCAACGAACGACGCAACGCGCCTGCCGATGACCATAAACGACCTGTTAAAGTCCTTATCAAACTCTGAGCAGGTGTTTTGGGCCATTACTAACGAGGGCGGCGACAACATACTGAGGATAGAACACCAAACATATTTTGCCGGCACGCCGGGCCTTGACCTGACTACTTTAGATGGTGGTAAGCATATCCGGGGACAAAACAGGTTTGATGTAGATGGAGACATTCCCATATTCGAGCGGTTTGCTTACCAAGAGGCTTTCCAAGCCGGATTCCTACCGCAGCGCATTTCTTACGGCTGCCCGACCGGGCCGGAAATAGACAAGCAATTGGCCCAAATGAACGGCGATTTTGGCGGGTTGTACAATAATCCGGACGCCGGTTTAACGGGATTTGTTTTCGTGTGTGCTTACCCCATTTCCGGGGTGGATTACTTGCTTGATAACACCGGAGGCGTGGCAAACGGCGCGATGCAGTGGAAACTCCTGATAAACAACCTTTGGGTATTTGGCCGTTTCAACACCATCGCCACCAGCACGGCGGGCGGTACGTTTACGATCCAGACCGTAAAGAAACGAAAGGCACAGGCCGCGATAAAAATACCGTTCTGCTGCGACGACTTTGAGCCTTCCGAAACCGTCACTACGGCATTGGGCGACGGGTCGGTGAAGTCGGCAGAGCATGACACAAGATTAGGTGTTTTAACACTAAACTTGATGCACGAATGAAGACAACCAAAAAATTGAAACGCCTTCCCAAAAAACTGTCTGAATTTCAGGGGCAAGACATATATCTAACAACCGAAAGGGATAGGTATTCTACGCATAAAACATACCATTTTGAAAACGGGACTATTATTGACTACAAGATGAAATTGAATTATCAGACAAAAAAGGTAAGAAATGATACCATACAATCCCGGCAATTTGCTCCCTTTGTATACGGAAGGATATAGCAGCAATGACCGCCGATGGCACCGCCATAAGCAGTTCGGCACCGACTTGGTGCCCTATGGGCTGCCCGTGCCCCGCACGCGGCTAATGCCGTTCCAGGTGTATTTCGATGGGCCTTTTGTTTCCATTCCTGCGTTTGGATTGTATAACCCGTATGACGATACAGAATACATAGACCTGCCAACTGCATTGCTGGGAGTTACCCAAAAGGCAGACCTATCCGGGTTTTGGGTAACTTGGTTAGCAGATACCGACCTGACTACCGTCCCTGATTGCGGGCATTGGTACGTGTTCTTGAACGTCGAAAACTTCCCGACCCTCGTTTCCGAAGTTATGGACTGCCGCGATATATGCGGGTTTGAGCAAATTGCGCTGACTATTGCGCCGGATAGTTGCGCTGTTGGTGACGGTACCATAACGTTCACGCTTACGCCCGTTGTGAATGCCGGGGACGGCACTACCTACGTTATCGAACGGTTTAACGGGTCGTGGGATGTGATTGCGACTAACACAAACGTAGAGATAACGGAAACGCTCGGAAGCGAGGAAAGGCAGTACCGGATACAGGCAACCACCGCCTGCGGGCTGATTATTACGCAGACATATACGGCAACATGGGACAGCGGCGACGGGTGCGGAACGCTCAATCTCGGATCTCCGACAACATCCACCAACGAGGCCGGAATACTTACATCCGGGCCGGTGTGGCGATTCAACTTTGGCAATTCCACCGACAAGGCAAACGTGTTGTACCAAACCGGCTATGAGCAGTATTTGTACCTGCCCTTGCCCGTGTGGGATGTTCCGAACATCGAAAGGGAAACCGAGGTAGCGGTTAACGGCAACGGCGAAGAAATACGGAGGTTTACGCGCACGGTTGAAAAGCGTGGCTTTGAGGTGGCAGACGTTCCGGATTACGTGTTGGGGTTCCTTGCCAAAGCGGGCGACCTGGACACGATTACTTTCGAAGATGCGAAGTTGGTAAACTCTTTGCAGCCGGTTTCTATGCCGGTGGAAAACCTTACCTTTGAAACACCGAACCGGCAGGGAACCGCACTAAACGTCGGGCGCTTTTTCTTCGACGTGGAAGCCGAAACATTCCAGGGTTGTCAGGAAAATTATGTGTTGGATTAAATGGCATTAGGAGAGCAACTTGTACAGCAGGCGTTGAACCGAATCAGGCAAATTAAACAAGACCTGATTAACAACCGGGAAGCCGAGGTACTTACCATTGCCCTGGATCAAATAGCCCTTATAAAACTCCGAATACAAACCAAAGGCCAGAACAGCAACGAACAACCCTTTGCCCCGTACACGGAAGCCTACGCGAAAGAGCGAAAAGGTAGCGGGTATCAGGTTGGCTATGTGGATTTTACCCGCACGGGCCGAATGTTTGCCGCGATCCGCCCGCGCATTGTGCAAAGTAGCCCATTTTCGGCGACTGTACAGATCGAAGGGGCCGACCAGCGGGCAAAGGATATTGTTGCCGGGGCAGTCCGCAAGCGGGGAGACATTACGCGGCCATCGTCGGGAGAAATAGCGATCACAAAACAGGCCAACGATCAGCGCGTATTTAAGCATTTTAAAAAACGATAATAACATGGCAAAATTTGCAACATCAATCAAGGCAATCGACCCCAAAACCCGCGGACTTGTTAAGTTTTCCGGGCCTATTATTGAGGCAAAAACATGGAGCGCCGCCGAAACGTACTGTCAGGAAAACGGATTGGGCTACTGCAAAGTAACGGGGATCATTGAGGAAGAACCTTTTTTGTCCGATGCCGATATGGCAGAGGTCGCACCCGCATTGCAATAAACTTTCAGAAAAAACTGAAACATGGTCGCCGCAATAGCCGACATACTTAAATTCCAACTGTCTGACCTAGACTGGATCGAAAGGTTCGGCGGGCTTGTAGTGGAGGCCAAAAAGGCGAATACCATACAGGGGGCCGACGGGCAAAGCATTATAACCGGGTATCAGTCATGGCCGATTGCCTGCGACGTGAACGCGGAAAAGTGCTTTGAAAGCCAGCAAAAACTGAAATGGTTTGTGCCGGATAGTTCAGTGGCAGCCGTCGCGTATTTCACCGATGCGGGAGGCACGCAGTTTGTCGGGGTGGATGTGAATACGCCGAAACGCGGCGGGCTTATCTACCGTTTCAATCTGCGCTTTGTCTGCTGGATTAACATGAAACGCATGGGCGATGCCATCACATCCGGCGAATGTTACGCAGCCGATAAGGTTGTGCCCTACCTGATTGCGACGCTGTTCGGCGAACATTCAGCCGCCGCCGTTTTCGGGGCCGACACGGTAAAGGCAAAAGCATACCGGCAGGTTGATGTAACGAGTATCTCACAACTGCAAAAGTCGCCCAACCTGTTTGCCCCGTTTACGTTCGCCACGCTGCCTGATAAACAGGCAATGTTTATTTGGCCTTACGATTATTTTGCACTTGCAATTCAGGGCACGTTTATTGTTAACCGTTTTTGTTTAGCGGAACTGTACGAAGCGCCGTTTGTGCCGGATACCGATATTTGTTTGCCGGGAGAACTGACGGACGATTATATCGTAACAGAAGACGGGGCTGACCACATAGCAACACAGGAAGAAATACCAATCATCGAATAATATGGCAAAATCATTCCCATTATCACCCAAAACGGTTATCAAAATAACAATCATCCACCAGTCGGAACACGGCGGCGGTCATACGCACGGCTGCGACGGCCCTGGCAACTACCCGCAATTCACCTATATCACTGACCAAAACGGCGCAATTCTGATACACGATAGCAACGCTATTATGACGGAAGGCAGCCAAATTTAAACCAAGCAAAACACATGGCAAAAATACAATATTCTGATTTTGTTGAAGGGCTGGACGCCGCTGCAACACTGGATGGCACCGAATTAATCGCCGGTATTCAGGACGGCGTACCCGTAAAAATGACCACGCAGGATGTCGCCGATTTGGGCGGGGGCGCGGCAGCATCCGTTATTACAAAAACTGCCGACTTCACGGCAAACGATGCAAGCGGAACGGTTTACATAAACGACGGCGCAGGAGACGCAATTGCTGCAACGCTTGGAAACTCTGCCGCCGGCACTGAATACACGTTTATCGGGTATCCAACCGGGTCAAACTTTTACATTGTGCCTGCCGCCGATATAAGCATAAAGGCGTTTAACTTATCGGCAAATCAGCCTGTTTCTATTGTTGGCGGGGATGGTTTCGCTTTTGACGTAACCACCGAATACGGATCAATCAGGCTGGTAAAAACCGACTCTGCAACATGGGTAGTAATTTCGCATACAAGTTCTATCGAAACGGTTGAGCCGTAATGTTGCCCGCTCTATATATATCGCTCTGGGCCTACCTGTTTACAGGGCCGCTATCAGAACCCGGTGAAGTGTTCGGATGGGCAAAGGGTTATATATACAAAACCTGCCCGGAATGGCTGTACAAACCCCTTACGGGTTGTGCAAAATGCCACGCCGGGCAGGTGGCGTTATGGTGGCAAGTCTGGCAGTTTTGTAATACCGGCGAATTTTCGCTACCTTTCGTGCTTATTGCCATCACCGGCGCGTATGCGCTGCAAACGTGGCACCAAATAGTTGAAAAGCATTTAAACCGTTGAATTATGGGATCAACTTGTTCAAATAAAATACCCGCTTTAAAAGGCGAATTTCCATGCCCCGAATTTAACCATGCACAAGTGCAAGAATCTGCGCGGGCTGCGCTTGATGAACAAATGACGGTTTTAGAGTATTGCCCTGAATGCGGAAGATTTGGGTTTTTAGTGAATGTAAAGCCTATTTTATGGGAATACCCGCAAAAAATCCAAAAAATAAAGCAACTTGATTTTACAATAACCCGCGAATGCGGACACGCAAAACGGGAATTTTCAATAGGCTTTTAATATGAGTGAAAAAACGAAAGAAAAGACATTCAAACCGATCAAAAAGTTAGGCCGCGATCCAAACGGGGCGCTGTCTTACGAACCCTTTACGGCCAACGGGAATACCTACCATTTCATCCGTCCGGGAGACGAAATCGGGATAAAGAAATGGACGGAATACGAAAAGTTGAAAATCGTTGTCGGCACCGGGCAGACGTTCGCCGGGATTGTCGAAGCGTTCAAACAGATAACCGACCTTGCCGGGGCCGATAAAGAGTTTGCGAAAATTCGTACAGAGGTGATTCTGTTGGCGGACAGTTACCGAAAGGCAATTTTGGATATGTCGGCAGCGCGTTACAACAAGGCTTTTTACCTGTGTACGATTTTTATTTACCGGGCCGGGGATGACCCGTATTCATGGGATTTGAACCGGGCTGAAAGTTACATTTCTGATTGGGTTGCAGAGAATATGAGCGAGCAGGATTTTTTTTTGTTTGCGATGCTCTTGATACCCGGATTCAGCAGGGTATTTCACGAATTAAGCGCGGAGGCGCAGGTGCAGGCGGAGCGTCTGGCAAAATTGTCGGGCGTTACTTCTTAGATCAGGGGGGCAAATATTCCTTCCTTGCCGAAAAGATCGAAAAGGACTTTCGGCACGGGCTGGAATTTGTGATGCGGGTAAGGCCGTTTTATACGCTTTCCGACCTGCTCAAACTGGATTACATTGTTTTTTTTACCCTGCTCGACGAATGCGAGGCCGAACAAAAAGAGGCCATAGCACGGGCAAAATAAAAGTGACATGGAAGATGTGTACAAATTTTCGGTAGATGATACCGCATTGATGAAATCCCTTGAGGATATTGAAAAGCAACTTATCCAAACGGATAAGGCTGCCGAAAATTTGGACAAACAGTTGAACGAAACATTTAATCCGGATTTCGGATTGGGGGTTTCTGATGGGCTGAACGACATAAAAAAGAAATATATCGAACTGCAAAACGCAGCACGAACACTGCGCGGCGCTCTACGCAATGCAACTGACCCTACGGCGATTGCCCTATACAAAAAGGGCATAAACGAACTGGAAGGCGGCATGAAAACGCTGGAAACGGCATCAAAAAAAGCCGGCGTGAGCCTGAAAGAAGTAAACAAGGAAGTCGGAACAGGCAAGCAGGTTTTCAGGGAGTTTTTCGGGGAATTTACAAAGGCTTCGATTATCGTTTACGCCATTCAAAAGGTGGTCGAATTCACAAAATTTGCCGTCGGGCTTTCAGAGCAGACTAAACTTGCAACCCGGCAATTCGAGGCGTTTACAGGCAGCGCAGAAAAGGCGGGCGACATCGTTTCAAAATTGCAGGGATTTGCGGCGGAAAAAATACTCGACACGGGCGAAGTTTTGCAAGCAGGCAAGGCGCTTTTGGCTTTTGGAGAGAACGCTGACAATCTTACACCGGTTCTTTCCCGCGTTGCCGACATATCCGCCGCAACTGGCAAGAATTTCAATGAACTGGTGACCATATACGGAAAGGCACGGGCGGCGGGCGTTCTGTATGCTGAAGATATAAACCAATTGGTTGACGCCGGTATTCCAATTATACAGGAATTTGCAAAGCAGATGGGGGTGAGCAACGATGAGGTTAAAAAATTGGCATCGGAAGGCAAAATAAGTTTTGAGGAATTGCAATTGGCCTTTTTCAATCTTACGGAAGAAGGGGGAAAATTTGCTGGGCAGGCAGAATTGAATGCCGAAACAATCGGCGGCGCATGGCGCGGACTTGTCGCAGAACTTCAACCAGCAATTCAGACTGTCGGTGACTTTTTTGCCAGCGTTGCCACAAATAGCATTAATTCGCTGAAACAGTTTGTGAGCGACATAAAAGAATTTGGCCCGGCAGCATTTTACGGCGTAACATCGGCAGACAAAAAAGAAGTCGGGGCATTTTTTGACCTGCCAGTACAGGCAAGCAAAGAGGCGGAGGAAGAACGGCGAAAATTGGAAGAAGCGGCAGCCAAACGCCGGGCAGAACTGGCAAAGCAAAACAACAAACAGGCGGAAGATGCGGCAAAAAAACGAAGGCAGCAACGGATCGATGAATTCAACCAGACATTGGCGGATGTAGATGCGCAGGCGGCGGCGCTGGATTTATCAACGACATTCAACCCTGTAGAAAGGGTAGAAAAAGAGAACGAGGCGGCATTAAAAGCAGCAGGCGAACTACAAAAAAAGTTGGTCGAACTTGCCACAACACCGGAACAAAAGGCGGCGGTTGATGCTTCAATGAAGCGGCTTTTCGAGGAAATAAAGGCTTCTTATGAGGAAGAACTGTCTAAGGCAGGGCAGGAACTTGAAAAATTAAAAGGCGGTAAAATCCGGGAGGCGCTTAACCCTTTGCCACCTGCCGGAACAATCGACGATGACCTGAAATTTCGGGCAAAGTCTGCAATTGAACAACTGCAAGCAGCCGCGCAGGAGGCGATAGACGCGCAACAACCGCGCACGTTGGCGCAAATACTTGGAATTTCGGATGAAGGATTGGAAGGGCTGAAAGATGCAGCCGGGCAAATAATAAACAGCCTTGAACAAATCGCAGATGCGCGCGTAAAAGAAGCGGATGCGGCGGTTGATGCGGCGGAAAGAAAGGTAAGTGCCGCGAAGGACGCGCTCGAAAGAGAACAGGAACTTGCCGCGCAAGGTCTTGCCAACGATACCGACCTTGCAAAAAAGCAACTTGATGAAGCCAAAAAGGCGCAAGAACAGGCGGAAAAAGATCGGGCAAAGGCCGTCCGTTCGCAAATCCTGCTTGATAGCGTAGGCCAACTGTCCAGCCTTATAACCGCATCGGCAAATATATTCAAGTCACTTTCTTCTATACCTTTCGCGGGCATACCCCTTGCCATTGCCACCATCGGCGTAATGTTCGGGGCATTCGCAAAGGCGAAAAGCGATGCACTGAAAGCCGCATCCGTTCCTAAATTCCGCAAGGGCGGTAAACTGGAAGGCCCGGCACACGAATACGGCGGCATTGCTATTTCCGACAGCGAAGGCAACATATATGGAGAGGCGGAAGGCGGGGAATGGGTTGTTAACCGAAAAGACAGCAACGAGCAAGACAAGTTCCTTAAACGGGTAAACGCAGGCGAATTTACAGGCATTGACCTTGACCGCGTTTTCCGTCCGTCCGCATCTAATCCGCTCACCGACGCAGCCCCGCGCATTGCCCGCATCGAAGAGCAACGGCGCGAAATGGAAACGACGCTGAACATGGCAGTAATGGCGACGGCATACGAAAAGACGGCGGCACAAATAGTGCAGGCAATCAAAGAGCAGCCCGAAATTTATCCCCTTACGAATTACAAGGTGAAGCGGCGCAAGGGCCGGAACACATACACAGAAATTGTCCGGCAGGACGGTTAAAAATAATTAAGCGAATTTTCGCTGAATATTTTACCTTTGGCCTGTCATTTGTTACTTAACATAAAAATCTGATTGAATGGCACTG